TTATGGTGTTCCTTCAGTATCAAGTACTGAAACTAATTATGAATCACCATTTAACGATCCTTGGTATTATTCATTATTTACAAATAATGGTAATAATAGTTATTCAGGATTCTCATTCTTTGCTTATGTTGACGATTTGAGTTTAATACCAGTAACTACAACAACAACAATTCCATTTACACCGACACCAACACCGTCGGCAGTTAATCCATGTGCTACGGCAACACCAACATCATCACCGACACCTACACCAACTGCAGTTAATACTAATTGTTATACAGGTACAATTAATGGGTTGATTTATGAATACACAGGTACATCATATGTTAATTTTGATGATTTAGTTGTTGGTACATTAAGATCAAGAGGTATTGCTACATACGCAGATTCAACAAATCCATTGTTTGAAGTAACAAATATCAATAACGTAAATTTAAATATGTCAGGACAATACTCAGGTGTTCTTAAAAATCCATATTTACCATTTGTTGTTAATGTCACAAATGATGATGGAACTGCATTCTCTTTTGAGACATCATTTGCAACTTCAGATTCTCAATACATTTCTAAAGTGTTTGGATCTACTAACTTTCAAAAACCAAGAAAGAATGTTCCTTTATTCTTAGAGGAAAAATTCCAAGCTTTATTAAACTATGGATGGAACAAAGGTTTCATTAGAGGTTTGAGTTCAAACTTAATTGAATTAGATTCCGCACAAAGTGGACAACAAGATAGTATTGGATGGTACTTAGATAGATACCAATCACCAAGTACCCCTTGGATTGTATCTGAATTAAGAGGTACCAAAGTATTTAACTTGTTCAAGTTCTACTCAATTTCTGATGGTAACTCAGCAAACTCTGAAATTAAAGTTTCAATTATCAATATGTCATTCTCCAATGGAACGTTTGATGTAATTGTAAGAGATTATTACGATTCAGATGCTAACCCTACAGTTTTAGAGAAATTTACAAATTGTAGTATGGATTTAAATCAAAATAATTTCATAGGTAAAAAAATAGGTTCATTAGACGGAGAATATGCGTTGAACTCTAAATTTGTAATGGTTGAAATGAATGAGGACGCACCTATTGATTCATTACCTTGTGGTTTTGATGGATATACATTTAGAGAATATGCTGATGTAACACCTCCATTCCCTGTATATAAAACTAAATATGATTTCCCAGGTGAAATTATTTATAATCCACCTTTCGGTTTTACAAGTGGTAACGATGATTCAATTAGATCAAATGGTGATAACGTTAGAAGAACTTATTTAGGTTTCTCTAATAACATCGGATTTGACACAGACTTCTTCCAATACAAAGGAAAAAGAGCTCCAATTGATTTATGTAATGTTGATGGAGTTGAGTGGTCATACCAAACAAAAGGATTCCACATGGATAAAGATGCTAGTGTGATTGAAATCGGACCAGCGTTTACAACAAGTGGAACACCTAAATACTATGTTGGTGATGCTACATTCCAACAAGAACCTACAAACGAAACAAGTCCATATTACAGAATTTACTCAAGAAAATTCACAACAATGTTCTATGGTGGTTTTGACGGATGGGATATCTATAGAGAATACAGAACAAATTCAGACAGATTTGTACTTGGTAGAAATGGATTCTTGAACGGAGCTTGTCCTTCACCAAGATATCCATTAGCAACAGGATGGGGAGCATTTAAACAAATCTCTATCGGTGATGGAACACAAAGTTTCGCAAATACTGACTACTACGCTTACTTATTAGGAATTCAAACATTCTCTAATCCTGAGGCGGTTAACATCAATGTATTTGTATCCCCAGGTATTGACTACGTAAACAATAGTGACTTAGTTGAAGCTACAATTGATATGATTGAAAACGACAGAGCTGACTCATTGTATATTGCAACAACACCTGACTACAACTTGTTCTTACCTTCTACTACAGGTGGTGATGGATTGATCTACCCACAAGAAGCGGTTGACAACTTAGAACAAACAGGAATTGACTCCAACTACACGGCAACTTACTACCCATGGGTATTAACTCGTGATACAGTAAACAATACTCAAATCTACATCCCAGCAACGGCTGAGGTGACGAGAAACTTGGCCTTGACCGACAACATTGCATTCCCTTGGTTCGCAGCGGCAGGTTACACAAGAGGTATTGTAAACTCAATCAAAGCACGTAAGAAGTTGACTCAAGAAGATAGAGATACTCTTTACCAAGGAAGAATCAACCCAATTGCAACCTTCTCTGATGTTGGTACAGTAATTTGGGGTAACAAAACTCTTCAAGTTAGAGAATCTGCTCTTGATAGAATTAACGTGAGAAGATTATTATTACAAGCTCGTAAATTGATATCTGCAGTTTCTGTGAGATTGTTATTTGATCAAAACGACGAACAAGTAAGACAAGACTTCTTAAATGCGGTTAATCCAATCTTAGATGCGATCAGAAGAGACAGAGGTTTATACGACTTTAGAGTTACGGTTTCAAGTGACACTGAAGACTTAGACAGAAATCAAATGGTAGGTAAAATCTATATCAAACCAACTCGTTCTTTAGAGTTCATAGATATAACATTCTACATCACTCCAACAGGAGCATCGTTTGACAATATCTAATCAGACAAATAAATTAAAGGAAAAGGGGAATTCGTTCCCCTTTTTTTATTTTCCTAATATTTATTAGTGTATGAAAGATTACCACAAAATTATTGTTAAAGAAATTATCAACGAAATTATTCAGGAAAAACAAACACCGGTAATGAAATATTACGCTTTTGACTGGGATGATAATCTTATGTTTATGCCAACAAAAATATATCTTAAAGATGATAAAGGTAAAAGTGTTGGAATGTCAACTGAAGATTTTGCGGAATATAGAACTGATATTGGTGAAGAACCTTTTGAATATAAGGGACACACCATAGTATCTTTTGATGAAGAACCTTTCAGAGATTTCAGGGTATCAGGAGACAAACAATTTATAACGGATGCAATGTCAGCACCAACAGGACCGGCATGGGATGATTTTGTGGAGGCAGTTAATAATGGTTCAATATTCGCTATTGTTACCGCAAGAGGACACACACCTTCTATATTAAAAGAGGGGGTTTATAGATTAATTAAACAGAATAAACATGGTTTGGACTCAAATCAGTTAGCGAAAAATCTTTTAAAGTATAGAGATTTAGCGGATGAAGATAAATTATCTAAAGATCAACTAATACGATCTTACTTAGATATGTGTCGTTTTCACCCTGTGTCTTTCGGAGATGGTTCCGCAACTAACCCCGAACAAGGAAAAATAGATGCAATGGAAGAATTTGTAAGTTATATAAAAAACTTATCACATTCATTACAACAAAAGGCATTTATGAAGAACAAGATTAGTAACTACTTTACACCATTTATTGGTTTTTCAGATGATGATGTAAGAAATGTAGAAACTATGAAGAAACATTTTGATAAAAAAGAAGATAATATATTAAAGACTTATTTAACTGCAGGAGGACAAAAGAAATTATATTAACTAGTTTGTCTGGTCTAGTATAAGAATATGTTCAAAAAAAATGTAAGTAAATAGAAAAAATTCATTATCGTGATATTTATAATAAAAAACTAAAATAAACTAAAAAATAAAATAAAAAATTATGGCTGATTTGTTAATGAAAATGCCGATTCCTTACGAACCAAAAAGAGAAAATCGTTGGATTTTAAGGTTCCCTTCATCACTTGGAATTAATGAGTGGTATGTGGAAAGTACTTCAAGACCTAAATTAAAAATCGCTTCAGTTCCGATACCTTTCTTGAACACTGAAACATATGTTGCAGGTAGATTCAACTGGGAAGAAATATCAGTTAAGTTTAGAGATCCAATTGGACCTTCAGCTTCTCAAGCGGTTATGGAATGGATTCGTCTATGCGCGGAGTCTGTAACAGGTCGTATGGGTTATGCTGCGGGATACAAGAAAAATGTGGATTTGGAAATGTTAGACCCAACAGGAGTTGTTGTTGAGAAATGGATTTTGGAAGGTGCTTTTTTAACAGGATATGATGGTGGTTCATTATCATATGATTCTGATAAGATTGCAGGAATAACTTCAAGTATTCGTATGGATCGTTGTATATTAGTATACTAAAAAAATTTACTTTTAATATTAACCGTGTACATTTATGATGTATACGGTTTTTTGTGCAATAATAAATTAAAAAAATATAAAAAAAAATGGATCAAGACACGGCTGCTTACGGGCAAATGGATTTTAACTTACCACATGATGTGGTGACACTACCTTCAGGTGGTTTATTCTACAAATCAAAAAAGAAAAGTGTTAAGGTTGGTTACTTAACCGCAAGTGATGAAAATATATTAGTTAATATTGATTCACGTAGAACAATTAACGAGAGTGTTGTTTTACCTTTATTGAGGAATAAACTTTATGAAAGAGATCTTAGACCTGAAGAATTATTGGAAAGTGATATTGAGGCAATCCTTTTATTTTTACGTAATACATCTTTTGGTCCTGAATATAGAATCACAACTATAGACCCAAGTAATGGTCAGTCTTTTGAAACATCTATTATGTTAGATGAGTTAAATCTTACAAAACCTAAAGTTCAACCTGATGAGGATGGAACATTTACGGTTAAATTACCACAATCAAAGTCGGATGTAAAAATTAAAATGTTAAGTTTACACGATACAATTGAAATTGCAAAAATTATTGATTCATATCCCGTTGGTTATACCGCACCTACAGTCACTACAAGGTTAAATAAAACCATTTTAGAATTAAATGGTAGTCCTGATAGGAATGAAATAAGCGTATTTTGTCAAAATATGCCAATTGGTGATTCTAAGTTCATAAGAAATTTCCTTAAAGAAAACGAATCGAGATTGGATTTAAGGAAAACAGTTTACGCCCCGTCAGGAGAAAAGGTTGATGTTGTCATCAATTTTGGGGTGGAGTTTTTTCGGCCTTTCTTCTAATCACACAAAATTTTTATTAGACGAATTTTATTACTTGGCAAAATTCTTAAGGACATCATATGATGAATTCTTAAAACTTCCAACCTATATTAGAAAATATCTTTTAGATAAGATAATTGAGGATAATACGCCCAAAACTTAACACTTAAATATTTATAGTAAAAACTAATTATGGGTTACGGTTCAATAGAAGATATAGTTAAGGCTGGATTGACAGGGGCTGCTTTAATAGCGGCAGTGAAAGCGCTTGAAGCAACCGCAAAGAAAGATGGTATTGAAGCGGGAAAGGAGCAAAATAAAGATAAAGTTACTAGTACTGAATTTGAAACTTCATTAGACGCTAAAACTGCCAAAAATTTTGGTGATGCTTTAACAAACCCATTGGAAGAAATGGGAACCGCAATTAAAGGAATGGTGGAAGGGTTAGACCCAACTAATTTTGAAGGTGCGGATTATCTAATGAAAAGTGGTCAAGAATTGGCCAACGCAATGGGTATCGGACAAGCAAGAATGTCTGAGATGAGAACCACAATTGCGGACTCAGTTCCTGAAATGTTAAAATTAGGTCTTACTTCTACTGAAGCATTTGCAGTGTTAAAAGATGTACCAGTTGCACTTGGTGTTAATACAACTATGGGTACTGAGGCTCTTAGAGAAATGGGTGCTGCTGCTAAAGTAAGTAGTGTTAGTGCTGGAGTTTTAGCCTCAGAATTTAAAGGTGTTGGTATGTCATTATATGATGTTGGTGACAGAATGGCTGAAGTCGCAATTTATGCAAAAAGTGTTGGAGCTAATGTAAATGTGGTATCAAAATCAGTTGTTGAAAATCTTTATAAACTTAATTTGTATAATTTTGATAATGGTGTTAAAGGTTTAGCCAAAATGGCTTCTAATGCTGCGTCTCTTGGTGTAACTATGGAACACGTAGAAAAAGTTACGGAACAAGTGTTCAATCCAGAAGGAGCTATTAATCTGGCCGCAGGACTACAAAGGTTAGGTGTTTCAAGTAGTGCATTGTTAGATCCTTTAAAAGCGATGGATTTAAGTATGAATGATCCTGAACAACTACAAAAAGAAATTGGTAACATTGCAAAAGAATTTTCAAGTTTTAATAAAGAAACAGGTAAATTTGAAATTATGCCAGGTTCTAAAAGACGTTTAATGGAAGTTGCGAATGAATTAAAAATTCCCGCAAAAGACTTAGCAAATATGTCTATAAAAGCATCTGAGTTTGACATGAAGATGAGTAAAATTAAATTCCCAAGTTTGGCGGCATCTGAAGAAGATAAGACCTTAATTGCGAATATGTCACAAATGAAAGGTGGAGAAGCCTTCGTTCAAATAAAGAATGATAAGACAGGTAATATGGATGAGATTAATGTCTCAAAATTAACCGCTGATCAACTTACAAAATTAAGAGAACAACAATCCGATAAAGATAAAACAATTGAAGAGTTGGCACTTGATTCATTAACTGTTTTAGAATCTATTGATGC